GGGGGCCCCGCCGGGGGCCCCGTCAGCCCGCCGGTGAGGGATGTAAACAGTGCGGAGGGTTCAAAACCATTCCCGCCGAAACCGAAAAGCCGCCCGGTGCGACGCCGGGCTGGCCCTGCAGGGCGGTGCGACGCCGCCCCGTGAGGAGACACGATCATGCCTTCCGGTGGAGCGCGCGCCCGTAGTGGGCCGCCCGTCAACCCCAACAGTGCCCGAAGCGACGCACGCGGGATCGCCTTCCGTCAGCTCGGCGGCGTCCCCGCCACCGCGCCCGTCCCCGAATTCGCCATGCCCCCCATGCAGCTGTGGGAAACCCTGCCCAACGGGGGCCGCCGTTTCCGCAAGCTCGCAACCGAGCTACGCTGGAAACGAGAACTAGAGCTATGGGAGTGGGCCTGGAAACAACCCCAATCCGAGGTCTGGCGTGAACAGCCGTGGATGACGTACAACGTGGCGCAGTGGGTGCGCCTCGCCGTCACGTGCGAAGAAGAAGGCGCGAAGGCCGGCGACAAGACCGCGCTCCTGCGACTGGCCGACCAGATCGGCCTCACCGCCTCTGGCCTGGCCCTGCACCAGTGGCAGATCACGACCGGCCAGCCCGCCGACCAGGCCGAACCCTCTGAGCGCCCGGCCCGCCGCCGCTCCTCCCGCGCACGCCTGGCTGGCATGACCGTCGTCGACGGCGGCAGCGATGGCGCATGACGAGTACGCGCCGCCCCCGCTCGCCCTCGACTTCAACCCGAATCACACGCTGGGCTTCCTGATCTCGGATTGGATCGAGGCCCACTGCCTGGTCCCCTCGGGTGTCTATTTCAACCAGCCGCTCGTGCTGAATGGCTGGCAGCTCTACTGCAACGCGAACCATTACCGCATCAAGGCCAACGCGAAATCGGACCCGCACCGGCTCGTGGAACCCTTCACCTACCGGCGCAGCCTGTGGGTGGGGCCGCAAAAGTCGGGTAAGTCACCGCTCGCGGCGGCGGTGGCGCTCGCGGAAGGCGTGGGGCCCGCCATGTTCGCGGGCTGGGCGCGTGAAGGCGACGTTTACCGCTGTTCAGACCACGGGTGCGGGTGCGGCTGGGAATACTGGTACGAGCCAGGCGAAGCCATGGGCAGGCCCCGTGACAAGAGCCTGATCGCCCTCCTCGCGTTCGCTGAGGACCAGACCCGAAACGTCTACGAACCGCTACAGGCCATGATTAAGAGCGGCCCGCTCGGCGACTTCGTACGGGTGCGCGAAGGTTTCGTGCGTCTCCCGAATGAGGGGAAGATCGTGCCCGTCACGAGCGCGGCCCGCTCGAAGCTCGGCCAGCCCTTCACGTGCGCTATCGCGGACGAGTCGGGCCTCTACACGCCCCAGTCGGGCGTGCTGAATACGTGGCAGACGATCCGACGCGCCGTCGCAGGTATGCAGGGCCGCACAATCGAGCTGACAAACCCCTGGGACCCCATGGAGGACAGTGCGGCGCAGCAGGCCTATCAGTCGAGGGCGCGCGACATCTTCAAGTTTTACGAAAAGCCTCCCCTGGACTGGGATTACACGAAGAAAGCGGGTCGCTCCAAGATTCACCGCTTCGTGTATGCCTCGTCGCCGTGGGTTGACCCCAAGGCCATTGACGCCGAGGTCGACGAACTCATGGAAACCGACCCCACCCAGGCCGAACGCTTTTTCGGCAATCGGCTTGTGCAGGGTAAGGGCTCCTATCTCACCGAGAAGGTCTGGGACCGTCAGACCCGTGACACCCAGCCCGAACCGGGGTGCGAGATCGCCCTCGGGTTTGACGGCTCGCGGTCGGGCGACTGGACGGCGATCCGCGCCGAAACCGTCGACGGCCTGAGATTCACACCCACGTACGGACCCGACCAGCGGCCCACCGTGTGGAACCCGGAAGAGTGGCCCGAGGGCCGCATCCCTAGGGGTGAGGTCGACGCGGCGGTCGCCGAACTCATGGACCGCTACACCGTGCAGCGGTTCTACTGCGACCCGAGGCACTGGGAAACCCAGATCGACCACTGGGAGCAACTGTACGGCGATTACGTGGTGGTGCAGTGGCCGACGAACTCGATCACGCGCATGTTCGCGGCGCTGGTGCGTTTCCGTGAGGATCTCGCCGAAGGCCTGACCACCCACACGCCGGATGAGACCGCGAAGCTGTGCGCCCTGCACGCCCGCAAGGTCGCTAAGCCGGGCGACAAGTTCATCCTCGGCAAGCCCGCCGAGCACATGAAGATTGACGTTCTCATGGCCGACATTCTGGCCCACGAGGCCGCGGCGGATGAGCACGCCGAAGGCTGGGAGGCCGGCGGCGCTATCTCCTTCGCTTGGTAAAGGACACACACCCTTATGACTGACCAGATCACCCGCGACGAGGCGCAGCTCCTCGCCGAAGCTGAGAACGCCCTGAACCTCACCGCCCCCGCCGACCGCAAGCACCGCGCGTACTACGAGGGCCGTCAGACGCTCCAGCACCTCGGCCTGGCCCTGCCCCCGTCGTTGCGTACCCTCGAAACTGTCGTCAACTGGCCCAGGGTCGTGGTCGACACCATCGAGGAGCGCCAGGACGTGCGCGGCATCATGGTCCCCGCCCATCCCGAGGTTGCTGAGGATCTTCGCGCCATGATCGACGCGAACGACCTCGAAGCCGAACTGTGCAAGTGGAAGCGCGACCGGCTCATTTACGGGCGGGCTTACCTGTCTGTCGGTGTCGGCGACGCTGAGGGCGATTATCCGATCATTTGCGTGGAGTCCCCCCGTCAAATGACGGTGAAGTATGACTATCGGCGCAAGACGATCACGCACGCGGTGCGCATCGTCACCGACCAGGCCGCCGACGGCACGCAAACGCGTTACGCGACGATCTACACGCCCGACACGACCACCACTTATGCGACGGTGGGCGGCGCGTGGCGCGTTGTCGACCGCGACGAGCACCGGCTCGGCGTCGTCCCCGTCATCCCGTCTTTCAATCGTCAGATGACCGGCGAAACCACCGGCCACAGCGAGATGGACGACATCATGGGCGTGACCGACGCCGCCGCCCGCGCCATCACCCAGATGCAAGCCGCCCTCGAGACCAACGCAGTGCCCAAGCGCATCATCATGGGCGCCAAGCGCTCAGACTTCGCAGATCCGAGCGCGTGGACGAACTACCTCAACCCGTTTGTCGCCCTGCAGAACGCGGGCGCGAAGGTCACCCAGCTTGCCCCCGGCGAACTGTCAAACTTCCACAGCACGATTGAGCTGTACGGCAAGCTCGCGGCCTCCCTGACGGGTTTCCCCGCCCGCTACTTCGGCTTGATTACGACGAACCCGCCCGCTGAGGGCGCTATCCGCGCTGAGGAATCGAAGCTCGTCAAGCGCGTCGAACACGTCAACGCCGAGTGCGGCGCCGCCCTGTCCCGCGCCCTGACAATCGCCGCCCGCATCATGGGCCACACAATCCCCATGGGCGCCGTGAATGTCGCCTGGCATGACCCGGCAACCCCCACGTTCAGCCAAAAAGCGGACGCATTGCAAAAGCTCACGGGCGGAAAGTCCCTGATTAGCCGCGAGGGCGCATGGGACGAGCTCGGCTGGGACGACGCCCGCAAGGAAACCGAGCGCGCCTACCTGCGCGAGGAGGAAACCGACCCCGACCTCCTGCGACTGCTCGAAAAGACCACCCCCGCGCTGACCGACAACGACACGGACGCCGAACATGGCATCGATCCCGCCCGCGATTGAACACCACTACGGGCTGGTCCGTGACCAGGAGGCCCGCGCCCTCGCCACAGCGACACGCCACTGGCACAAGCTCGGCCCCAACTGGATCACCGACGCCTGGCGCGAACGCATCCCCACCGTCACAGCCGCAATCACCACCGCACAACGCACAGCGGCGGCAAGCGCCCTCGTCAGCGGCGCCCTAGCCCTCGGCGAACAAGGCCAATGGGCCGAACCCGACGGCCTCGTCGACCCCGACGCCTTCGCCGGCCTCGCCGCCGACGGACGCAACCTCGACACCCTCCTACGTGCACCCGCAATCACCGCCCGCACACTCATAGCCGACGGCGTTGAACCAGCGCAGGCGCTCGCGGCGGGTGGCCGTCAACTGTCAATGGTGGTTCTAACGGAGATCGCGGACGCGGGCAGGGGTGCGGCGGGCGTGCAGATCGCAGCCCGGCCCCGTGTCGGCTACCTGCGGATGCCGAAACCGCCGCCATGCCTGCGGGGGGTGGGCCCCGCCGGCCGGGCCCAA